CCCTTGTAAATCCTAACAACACTGCTGTTGAACATGGATTATGCAGCTACCCCCTCGACGTTAGCGATCAAGGAACAACTATGACATTTGCAATAAAAATTCCCAATCCTAAACCCACCGGTAAGCATTTAAAAATTGTTCTAACATGGGAAAGTAGCCCATCTTTGACCGATCCGATCAATGATTTGAGTGATCTAGACCTCAATTTTACTGGTAATTCAACAACATACATATATTCTAGATGGGACAGTAACGTAGAAATAATCGATGTTGATGCTTCCCAAGTTACTGCTGGAAACACCTACAATGTCAATGTTCCTATTTATACAATGCGAATTTCTGCCCAGGCTTATTCGCAATCAATTAATAGCTGTATTGCATGGACTTGGGTTAAGGACCATGCACAGTAATTAGAAAAGTCGAATTTGTTTTCGAGCCTTGTGAATAATAGTGCTCTATATGCATCCTGATAAACAGTGCATATAGAGCATTTCTTACAGTCTTTTTCAGGCCACTTGTTTGAACTATTACATGTTCTATAAATATGAGGCCCAAATGATTGATTAAGCATTCGGTTCACATAAAATGTTCGATATTGCAAAAAAAGATGGAGACAAACAATCTGAGTTGTATTCAATAAGCAATACTGTTTTCACTTAGAAAACACTTAATGATAATATGGAATTATTTTGATACAATAACAGTGTATAAAAGGGTATATTTAAATTATGAGGGCACGTTGAAGGTGCCAAACTCTTAAACCATCATCTTAGGAGGAGTTTATGGAACGATCTGATCATTGTGGACAAAGAAAAGTCGGCCTGCTCTTGACATTTATTTTTTTGATTTCTGCAAATCCGTCCTTCAGTTCGAATTGCAGTGACTTGGATTCGAGCGTTAATAAGAAAATTTCAGCAGCGCTATGTGATACCCTATCATTATTGCAAGATGAAGATTATGCCTGCGTTAGGATAAATATTAGGGGTCTTGTACCTCCATCCGGACATCCTTCCGACCAATGGTTTGCAGATAACCTTGCATTGGTTTCCGCCCGTGCGGATTCGGTGATCGCTCAATATGATCTGCGAACAATTGCAGATGCCAGTGTGAGAATTACTACAATCAACGCAGAAAGCCTGCCTGCTATTAACTGCATGGTTAAAAAGTCAGTTGTCTTCAATACGGCCAGTTCCTCATGTGTCGAATCGGTCGAAAAATATTTTAAGCCGGAACCGCTGCTCAGTGTCCCATCAGTACCAAGAATTCTGAGAGAATCAAATATCCAAAAATGTGAATACTATACCCTGGCCGGGCAGAGAATAATGTTAGATAAAAGAGCCAATAAAGCTACAGCACACTTGAGCGAAATCCTGATTGCTGTTGAATATTCGCCGGAAGGGAGGATTATTACAAAACGAATTAATAATTCTCGCTGACATGTAACGTCATATAAGAGTAAGGTTGAGGCTTGAGAGGACATATTCCTTTTGAGCCTCTTTTTTTTTAGACTGATTCCTTGTGAGGGCAATATCCCCTATAAATTTTAAATCCTTGATTTTAACCGAGGCTGAATATTATAATATCATTAATTATGGAAATTAGAGAATGAATAAAAAAGCTGGACACCCCGAGAACCAAGATTTTATAAAATTCTCGATCTGCTTGAGCGAGGAGACGGAGTTATTCCTGGATAAGCTCAAAACAGATATCCGGGAAAAGGGCGGGGCTCGACTTTCGCGTTCTGAGATTATTAGGGCTGCTATCCGATATGTTAAAGTGCTAAAACCAGACCTGTCTGGTATTAAAAATGAGGAAGATCTTTTGAATTCATTGATTGCTGCCAGAAATAATATATGAGTTTTTTATTTGTTTCTATTTTCCATAATTATGGATTTTGAAAGGGGCTATCATGTTGGACGAAGAAGGGGATAGTACGATCCACTTAGACCTTGTCGATGTTAAGGACTTGCTCAGCCTCCAAACGGATTTCTCCAAGGCCTTAGGAAGGACAGTTTCAACTGAGGAGACGATCGAAATCTGCATGAGAACAGTGAAATTAAGACTGTCTATCAAAAGCGAAAAAATTACAGATCTGCTGTTAAAGTCGAATCGTCCTATAGTTTAGATTTTGCGTATCCCGGTAATTTCACTCTCTGATTATATGTATTATCAACCCATACTCATTCGAACAAATTATTTGATGAATCCATTAAAAAGCCAAGCCGTAGGCTGGACACATTTTCCCCAGTCTCTATATCTGCCACATTACCCCATTAGGAGGTCTGTTATGCGTAGACTAATGATTGCTGTCGCGATACTAACTGTATCGTTGGCTTATATTTCGTGCGGCCAAAGAGGTGAAAAACTGTACAACGACGCGATAACATATCTATCTGACTGCAATCTTGATTCTGCAAGTAGGTGTTACTTATCACTAAAGGAATTGAATCCCAATTACACTTTTATCGACAGTCTCGGTAATAAGAAACCTGCATTAGATTATCTATCGTATCAAATTTATTTGAGACAATGTGCAAAAGATAATTATAAGCAATTAATGAAAGATTTGAAATCTAATGATTATACCGGAGCCATGGCTAATTATGATTCATTGTATGCATTCAAGGATTGCTTTGGAATTTCAAGTGATTTTCGAGATTCAGTTAGAATGAACATGCCCTCTGAAAATAGATTTTCTTTACCAATATTTTTAGGGGTACATTGCTTTTTTCAATTCGGTGAAGATCTCTCTGCCACAAATAGTAAGTTAGAAGAAGAGATGGTAAATTCCAAAGGGAAATTTTCATTTAAAACGTTTCCTCGTAATAAATCTGACGACAAATCATTCACAGTAATATCATTAAATGGAGAATATGGAAAAATTTGTGATCTATTTTTTGATTCCCAAAACCGTCTACGACACATTAGAACAACCGACCTATTAAATAATCCGACACTTAAAACCTTATTTTGGCAGGATGCTCTAGTAGCTCAATATTTCCAAACATATTCCAAACACCTGGACGATTCACAAAAAGACAATCACCCAGGAGCGGCCTATGCATGTAAACCGGAAGATAGGGTTGAAATATACGTAGAGAAAACAACGACTGACTACGGTTGCAAGTATTGTGTAAATGTAGATTTTTGTGACTACTACAAGGATGTCACATTGGAGTATTGATTTATTCGAGAGAATTAACCTACCTCTAATAATCTCCTAATACCCTCTTTCTTTATACTCAAAAGAAGGAGGGTATTCATGCAGCAGCAGTACACAGACAACGATATCTACTCTATTATCCGTCAAGCAGAGCGCTTCTATGTACGCCTTGCCAAAGGTCGCGATGACTTGGGCTACACTCTCGACGTGACCTGTAAACCTGCCCGTCTATGCCTGCAGAGGCTCATTGATGGCACTAATCATAAAATTGCCACGCTCTTGGTTGAGTCTGATTCTACTCAATCCCTAATAATCTATTAATACTCGGTGATTCATAGGCGGGGGATAAACACCGTGTTTGCCATGTTTATCCCCTCAGCCTTCACAGCTTGACAGTATGGTAATATAGACGTTCCTCATCTGTCAAGTGCGACCGAGGGCCGAAGGGCTCAAATGTGACGAATTTGAGCGAATTCGAGCACATTTAGGTACTACCTGGGAAAAAAATCAATGAGGTCGGGAGCAGCCCGACATTTTTAGGGGCGAATTTTTCCTTCTATCAGGTTATTTGAGGAGGGTGAAAGATTGAGAAAAACGAGACAAACACATATGAATCTTTCAGGGGATCATAGGCGTAGGTTGAAGGCCATCATGGCCCTATGCCTCGAGCGGGACTTGGATAACTCGACGCGCGCCTGCGAATACGCAATAGACGTCTGCTTTAACTACTTGCAGACCCGCGTTTATACACCTGAAGAGCTTGAAGATTTTAAGAGGAGGCCAGCCAATGGGCAGACGTGTTAAGGATAGTCCATATCGGACTTTATCTCGAATCGAACTGGCCAAAATATTTGGTGTAACTAATAAGCAGGTCGGGGTCTGGGTACGGGAAGGCTGCCCTTCAAATTCCGATGACACACTCAATACAGAGGCTGTATTCAGGTGGTATGTACAGCGTGAGGTTGACCGCATATCCAAGGGTGGGCTCAAAGACGAAAAACTGAAACTTGAATGCCAACGGCTTGAGGCACAGATTGCAAAAATCAATGACACCACGATAGACCGTACCTTTCATGAGCAGGTACTCGTTTCGAGGGCTTCATCATTGAGGACATTTTTCGAAAAAACTGCGATGTCTGCGGCCACAGACTTTGTAGGGCTAAGCCTTGATCAGTCGAGGGTAAAACTGCTGGCACTATTCCGTCGAGCCATGGGTGAGTACGCTGATTCGTTAGAGAATTTCAGCAGCCTGAAAAAATCAGAGGCTCAAAATGCCAACTGATATAGTAGCAAGGCATGAATACACTGGCACTGCATTAGAGTGTGAGGCCTTCCGACTGATGGAGCCACCGCCAGTATGGCAATGGGCAGAGGCAGAATATCGCTTGACAAAAGCATATGTTCTTCCGGGGAAATTCCGGGCTCACGCATGGCAGAAAGAGCCCCTGGATGCGATTAGGCATTATGATAAAGTGATGTTCGCGGGCCCCGTCCAGACCGGTAAGAGTTTACTGGCGGAGATCTGTGTTGCGTATGCCATGCGGCATTGGTCACTATCAGGAATGCTGATGTATGCCAATACCGTTAAATGCGAGCAGGTCTTAAAATACAGACTCAGACCCGCAATTGCGCAGATACCAGCTATGCGGCAGTTATGGAGTGGTAAAGAGGATGATCTTACTGTCAAAAACCTGGAGCTTTTAAACTGCGTCTGGGGCATCGCGAGTGCACAAAACCCCAGTGATATTGCGAGTTTCCCGGCCATATTTGGTTATGCATCTGAATGTGCAAAATATGAGGAGAAAAGCTATAACCCGCTTGATATGTTACGTGGTCGGCAGCAGGCTGCATTGTCAATCGGGATGCACAAACTGCTATATGAATCGAGCCCTTGGGAAGTTGGCGACATCTTTTACCGTGAGATCTATCAGCGTGGAACCTTGATTCTAACCCCTCACTTTAAGTGTCCACACTGCTCAGATTGGATAGTTTTTACGGATAGCCAGATTGTAGAAACAGGTGTTCGCGATCATGACCCCGCAAGAATTCGAGCTGAAAAAGAATCTGCTGTTAGATATGAATGCAATTCTTGCGGCCATGAAATTACTGAGATTGACCGTTGTAGGATGCTCGAGCGGTGCGTTTGGGCTGCGGATGAAATAGTTGAGGGGAGATTCCACCAGGCGGCCGAGACCATCACAGAGGCCGGTGAGGTAATTGGGGACCGCAACAGGATCGATGCTGTTTGTTTTAACTGGAATAGGCTGATCGACGTCGGCTACAAATTTTATGAATGCCTTGCTCGCTACTTCTCCGCCCGCGTGAGCCCTGACAAGTTTCGCGTTTATGAAACCGAAGATCAAGCCCGCTTTTGGAGAGGCAAGTCTGGAGACCGCCCTTCAGGTGAGGAATTACGGGCCAAATGTAGTAATTACAGCATGGTCGGACCAATCCCTCAGGGCGTGGTGATCGCCTTATGCGGGATAGACACGATGGACGATGGCTTTGCCTGGGCTATTCGCGGCTTTGGTCAAAACATGGAATCCTGGCTACTTCGACACGGTTTTATCGAGTGCTCAGTTAAAAATGAGATTTACAAATCAAAAGAAGCAGTATTAAACAGAATACGTGAGGAGATAGAGCAGAGTCCTTTAAAATATGAGGACGGGCGAACGCTACCTATATTTTTTGGTCTTCAGGATCGTGGTGGACATAGACCTGCCGATGTTGATTATATATGTAAAAATGTACCTTGGTTGCATTCTTACATAGGTCTCACTCGTGTTGATATCAAAAAGCCGTTAGTACAAAAGGCGACCGAGGCGAAATGGTACTTGGGGCAGACACACTTGTTATCTGAAAAAGTCGCCGCTTATATGGAGATGGATTCCTGGCATTTGCCTCAGGATGTCGGGGGTGACTATTTGGAGCAGGTGGTAGCTCAGTATTCAGTTGAGTCAGAGGACAATTTTGGTCAACAGAAAATTAAGTGGGTTTGCGAACGGTCAGACCATTTTCGCGATTGCGAAAATTACATAATGGCCGGAGTGATCGCTCTCAAATTAGACGAAAAGCTCATGACAAAGGATGGCGTTATGGCAGTCATTGCCAAGCAGGTCGCCCTATCCAAACCCAAACCACCACCTACGCCTGAACAAAAGAAGACCCGCGAGCCTTACAGACCGATGCGATCCAATCGCCCTGTGAGGCGGTGGAGCAGATAGAGAATCACCTATACATTATATATAGAAGGAGTCCATAGTATGAGCAGACACAGTAAAAGTAGCATTCCACCCTCAGCCCCTATGCCGGCGGCCCTCGCCAGCCTCGCCCCTCTGCCTGAGGCGGGTCAGCAGGTGGCTATGCCATTGGCAAGCAAGGCCTTGCGCTATGCGGTGGAGGTCTTCCCCGGGGCAGACCCTAAGAAGCTTGAGACCTTCCTCAACGACAAGGCGCGCGGGGGCATGCGGTGCCTGAGAATCATTCCGAAATTGGGCAATGAACTGCTGATAATCTTCGAAAGCTTATAATGTAAGTTACATTCCTTTCTTACCTCCTATGAAGGGTCGGTGCTAAATATGGCATCGGCCCATTTTTATTAGGCATCCCCGGCCTAACCTCAAGACATAAACACCATAAACACGATAAACATCGTGTTTACAGATGTAAATATAACGCTTTAAAATCAAGTGTTTATGCATAGATTACATATATAAAGGAACAAATATACATGGCGTTTACATTTTCTGATTTGGATAGTATTAAGAATGCAATCATGTCGCTGGTATCTGGTGCTGTTCAAGTCCAGATAAATGGGAGGATGTACAGAAAATCCGACCTGCCCGAATTGCGGTCAACCTATGACTGGTTAGAGAAAAAGATCACGACATCTGCAGGCAGCTCTGTAATTCGCGGGACATTCGCAGCCACCTCGAATCAGGATGAAAATTGATGGCTTTATTCGGTGGCATTAAATCAGGCCTGGCTGACAGTGAGCGTGCCCTCATCGAATCGCAGGCCAAGGCCTCCGTGCTGGGGCAGGTACGTGAGTTACAGACGGCATTGAGGGATTTGCAGGCCAATCAAAACCGCTATCAGATGTCAAAATTGCGGGGCATCGCAAAAAGAGCCAGGATGCAATATGATGGGGCCAGGAGCGACCGAATCAGAGCTGACTGGCCAACAGGTACAAACACGCCTTACAGAGATATCAGTAAAGACCTCCCCAAACTTATCGCCCGCAGCCGTTTGGCTTATGCCAATGACCCGATTTACCGCAGTGCTGTGAATGTCATTACATCCAACACCATTGGCCAGGGGCTCAAACCCAAGGCGGCCGTCCTCCTCAAAAACCGTAAATCAAATTCGGTTGTAAACGCAGCTTTGCATGAAGGCTGGGAGAGATACGAGTCCGAGTGGGACAGACGAAATTTGATGACTTTTTCTGAGGCACAGGCCTTGGCTTTCAGGACTGTAATGATCAGCGGTGGAGTTCTCTGTAATACTGTTCGTTCATATAGTTCCTCCACGATTATACCTATACAAAAACAATTGATAGAGCAGGACCGCTTAGACCCCAGCCACGATTATGAGCGTGTAACGATGTCCAATAATGAGCCCGCGGCACAGGTCCTGCATGGAATTTCAGTGGATGAATATGGTAAGCCGCTTTCGTTTTTTATAAAGGGCGTTGATAAGCCTGTCCCCGCCCGGAACATGAATCACACGTTCCTCCATGAAAGGCCCGAGCAGTACATCGGAACGCCGTGGGGCTCGGCAGTCCTGGATCAGATTTGGGACGTTCATCAGTTGCAGGAAGACACTCTCATCAAGTCAAGAGCCCTTGCTGATTACGTTTGGTGGATGGAGCCCAATGGCGACTCATTCGGAGGTAGTGAGGGAGATATTGATAGTGATGGCAATGCGATTACTGAGGCTTTGTCTTTCTTGCGGACTCCAAACCGCCCCGAAATTATCAAGGGTGATGATAGCATCACTGGATCGGTCCAGCCCCTCACCAAGATGATCTTGAACTCCATCGCGGCCGGCCTGGGCATGAGTTACATGAGCATTACCAAGGACCTGACAGATGTTAATTTCGCGGCCTCCAGAAACATTGTCATGGAGGAGAGGCGATTTTTTCGCACCTTACAACAGTGGTGGATCAGAGCCTTTTTACAGATTGAGTGGAACGATTACGTTTTTTGGATGTGCATTACAGGCCAAATCCCTCAGTTAACAGTAGATCGTTTCCTTGCTGAGCCGTGGCGCTTCCAGCGCTGTGCCTGGCAGGCAGAGGGGTGGGATTGGGTCGATCCGCTCAAGGATTCCAATGCTGACATTGCGATGAAATCTGCAGGTCTTGCAACTGACAAGGAACTGCTTGGAAAAAGAGGAAAAGATGTTGAATCACAATACCGCCAGCTGGCCGAGGAGCGGGAATTGAGGAAGAAATATGGCATTCCTGAAAGTCAACCTGTAGCTACTAAACCCCCTGTAATTGATGATAATAACGACGATGAAAATGGAGAAGATAAAAATGCCAATGACTAAAACCAAATCTTGGTTTACAATGTCTGCCGATAGCGGCATTGCTACCATCAAAATCCATAGAGAAATAGGCAGCTGGGGCATCAATGCCGAGTCCTTCTCCCAGCAACTTGACGCCCTGGGAGATGTTTCAGAGCTGAAAATCTACATCAATTCCCCGGGGGGGGACGTGGTAGATGGATTTGCCATCTACAATATGCTCCGTCGCCATCCTGCCAAAAAAGTGGTCACTATCGATGGCGTTGCGGCCTCTATTGCCAGCGTGATTGCAATGGCGGCTGATACTTTGATCATGCCGGCCAACAGCTTTTTAATGATCCACAACCCCTATAGCATTATGTCGGGCGATTCTTCAGACCTCAGGAGTGCGGCCGACCTGCTGGACAAGATGAAGGCCAACGCGATTGCAGCTTACAGACGCAAGGCATCCACTCTGTCAAGTGATGAGGTCTCACAAATGATGACAGATGAGACCTGGCTGACAGCCGATGAGGCCACAGAAAAGGGCTTTGCAGACATTATTGAAGAGGCGATTTCTGTAGAAACAGTCGATGAGGAGGACCGGTTTGAAAATCGATTTACGGCAGTACCGCAAGCCTGTATGTGTTACTTCAAGCGGCCAAAAAATCATACTGATGGCAAAGCCCCCAAGGCCGAGGCCAGACCAGCTGGAGACGGAGCCCCTGCGGCCCCCGTGCCCCAGGAAATTATAAATACTGTAGTAAACAAAAATGAAACACAAACTATAACAGGAGTTAATAGTATGCCCATGAGTGTAAAAGACATCGTCACGCGGACTACCAATGCGAAAAACCGCATTGATAACGAGATTTCCGGCCTTGTAAAGCTGCCGATGAGAAGATCGGTCCCGACCAGGCCGCCAAGTTGCAGGCCGAGTTGAGCGCTGGAACTGAGCTTGTTGTGGATGAGCCCGAGCAGATCGACGTGCGGGCTGAGGCTGTTATCGCTGGCATTCGTGCCAAGGCCACCAATTTCATCCTCAACCAGCTCCAGGCCATTCCGCCCCGTCAAGAGCCGACCGTGTCCGGCGGGCTTGACGAATCCGAAAAGTTTTGTAACGTGGCCAAGGTGGTCCTCGGCAATCGTGCAGGTGTTGAAGTTGACAAGAAAGAGTTGCTTGATGCCCAGAAAAACGGCTTTATGGGTATGGGCCTGCAGGGTTTTTGCCGTGAGTTTCTGAACCGCAGTGGCGTTCGCCATGCGTCCAGCCTGTCTGGCCAGCAGATTTACGATGAGCTGTGCAAGATTCGCCCGACCATGGCCGCAGCTTCGCAGGGCAGTGGCGACTTCGCGAATGTGCTCGCGGATGTTGCTCATAAGAGTTTGGCAAAAGCTTGGGAATCCTCTCCTACTACTTACCAGGCATGGACCGGCTCCGATGTCATCCAAGATTTTCGCCCCAAAAATATCGTCCGTATTTCTGAGACGGGTGATATTCAGGAGATCCAAGAGGGTGAAGGTTTCAGCTACACCTCGATGTCGGATAGTAAAGAGTCGGTGCAGCTGTCTACGTACGGTGTTGCGTTTGGTCTCAGCCGTAAGGCACTGGTCAATGATGATCTGGGCGCGTTGACTGACGCTCCAGCTAAGATCGTACGTTCAGTCCGTCGTAAGATCAACCGTCTTTGCTATGCCGGCCTTTACGGCACGGCAATGACTGGCCCGACCATGGGTGAGGATAATGGAGTGATGTTCTCCACGACCCATAAAAACTACGTTGCCAGCGGCAGCGGTGCGGCTCCTTCGACGACCACGCTGGCGACTCTTCGGCAGAAATTGATGAAGCAGGTTCTTCCTTCTCCCGATGGCGGCCAGTCTGAGACACAGTATACCAACATCGCCCCCCGCTTTATTGTGTATCACTCTAACCACGACATCGTTGTTAATCAGCTGATTACCTCCACGTATGACATCAGCACGACCGGCAGCCTGGCAACTCAGATGCCGTTTATCAAGGGTCTCATCCCAGTTTGGGATCCTGTGTTGGATGAGCTGATGGATAAGAACACCCACGCTGGTTGGTACCTGCTGGCTGATCCGGCGGACGGTGCGACAGTCAGTGTGTTTAGCCTGACTGGCCAGACCAGCCCGACCTTGAGGCAGAAGATTTCTGATGTAGGTGAGCCGCTCGGTATCGCTTGGGATGTCTATATCGATGTCGGTATTGGTTTCCCCGATTATCGTTATGCCGCGGCCAACTTTGGCAAGTAATGACTGATTGACGGGGAGGGAATAGTCCTCCCCCATTTGTAACTAAAATGTAACTATAAAACGATAAAAACAGGAGTAATATTATGGCTCGTGAAGCCTTTCTGAAAGTCCAAAGGTCGGAAAATCCGACCATTAAATATACGAACGCCTCTGATACCGACATCGGTGCAGGCCAGGTTGTGCAGGTTGTTGTCGACGCAAACAGCTCGGCGATCGCCGGTGTGACCGTCGCCGACATCGATGCCTCTTGCAGTGGCATTGTTGATGTCGGCAACGTGTATGCGTTTCCGTGCGGTGCCTCCCAGTCCTTTTCCGCAGGTGGCACTGTTTACTGGAGTGACGCCTCCCAGGCCGCGATTCCGGTTACGGCCGCGACTGACACCACGTCTGATTTCGTGCTCGGCTCGGCTTACAAATCCACCACGGGTTCGTTCGTTTGGGTGGGCCTGAATGATGGTCCCGACGCTTACAAGATCTACTCGGACAGCACTGTCTGATTAACGTGATAGGGAGGGGGACTAACCCCCTCCTCTACTTTACTAAAAAAGCACCTTGGGGGGGAATAGTGGCATCAACAGCACAGCACAAACAGGATTGCACTGAGGCACAGGCACACTGTGATGACCGTTACGTGACCTGGAAATGGGTGATAGGCGGAATGGTTGTAATTGTCATGTCTATTGGCGGTTTGTCTTTGTCCTTTGGTAGGTGGGGGCGTGGCATCGAGACAGAGGTCTCAGCCTGTCATGATTTCAGGCTTGAATACCAGGATCGAATTGACAATGTTCAGGCCAATACTGACACCTTGAAGACCATCCTTCGGGAGCTGAGGGCGAGATGATCATCGACTTTGCAGGCGACATGTCAGCCATCTTCCTGGCCTCGGGCTTTGAGGAGACCATCCTCTACGACGGCACCGCTATCGATGCCATTGTGGACAGAGGTGAAACCATGACGCTTGGTCGGTCCGGTGTTTCAGGTGGGGCAGGCCTTAATAAATTTAAAGTTACAATTACTATAAGTAAATCAGATGTCCCCTCTGTTGTTGAGCGTGAGGACATGGTTACAGTATCACATCACGGCCGTGTTAACGACACTTTGAGAGTTACTTCTATTATAACCGAAGACGCGGGCAGCTTCACATTGGGGTTGGTATGAGCAGCAACACGCCAACACTTTTCAACATTGAAGGCAAAATTGTTGGCGATAAAAAAGTGGCCTACCTGCTCGGTTTGGCCCCTAACGAAATGCGTAAAGCAATCCTCGGCTGGTTGCTGCGTGAGCGTAATGCATTTGTCGGCGGAAAGAAAAAGGACAGTGTTGTAGACGGTGTTTTTCGTAAAAAATTAATGCGTAAGAAGACCCCCTCTGGGGCACCTTGGCAACGGAGAGTGGCCAGAGTTTTTCGTGGAAGAGTTGAAGGAAACTCGATTAACAGCATGAAACTCATAATGGGTGCCGGCACCAGAGGCAAGCAGGACTCTGATTTTGTAAAGGGCTTGAGAATTCTCGGGTCTGGTGGGTCTATCAGTTCTTCCAATTTTATGATTGTCCCGAATTATCGTAACCTGGTCAAAAAAGCAGACACTCATAACCAGTTTTTGAACATGCTCGATGATGATAAATTGGTCTTTATCCGCTCTGGTGGACAGGTCATTTACGCCTCAAAACAGATGATCGAAGAGGGTTTCGACGTTTATCAGGCTGCTGTGTTCTTCGGGACAAAGAGAATCGATGTAAAGCAGGCCTTCGACTTCGAGGGCGACTGGGGCCGCAGAGTACCAAAGGCGGTCGAAAGAGGTCAAAAGACGATTGACAGAGCAGTCAAAAGACTTGATAAGAGTGCATCAGAGGCCAGTGGAAAAACTACCAGAGAGGCACCGGTCTGGACGGATCAAAATGGTAATCGGAGGAAATTCTGATGGCTGATTCAATTCAGGCACAGGTCACAGCCAACCTTAAAACGGCCCTCACTGGCATTGCAGGCATCGCGGATGTTGATGAGATGAGGTCTCGTTTATCCATTCAGTCATATCCATTCATCCTGTTGCAGGAATTACCTGTCGATTACAGTGCGGATTACCAGCATAGTAATGATGTTACATACAGTTATAACATCCTTTACTTCGCGATGGAGGCCGATGAGAAACCAGACCCGGCCTTTACAAATCAGAATAGAAATGTCGTTGCTGATATAATCAAGGCCATAATGACAGATCGTACCCGTGGAAATATAGCCCAAAATACAATTGTTACAGGATCTGGTCCCGGCTATTACACGGATGAAGGGGGCGTTTTGCCCATTACATTTGTATCGATAGATGTCCAGGCTTTGGTCAACGCAGATAACCCTTATGAAATAGCGTAAATATTAACAGGAGATAAATACTATGTCAGCCAGATTTGTAAAAAACTTAGAAACCTTTCTCTTCAAAAAGCAAGCCACATATGGCACTGCTGAGACTGAATTAACCGCCTCTGATTTTGTCGAGGTCCTGGATGGTTCTCAGCTCGCAGTCACGATTGACAGTGAGGAAATCAAGGTCGTGGGGCCCGGGTTTGATCAGCTCCCATCCGTGCCCGGGCGTGAGACGGGAGAGCTTACCTTGGTCTTCCCTCTCCGCAGTTTTGGCACTGGTGTTCTTCCAGATTTTGACGGCCCGCTTCAGTGCTGTGACATGACTGCCACGGACTCAACCACGGGATACTACATTTACACCCCGACCCTGAACGGGGTAGACGGTTGTGCCTGGAATTTCTACGGACATAGCGGGACTTCTAACCTTGACAAAGTGAGCAATTTTAAGGGTAGTTTTAAAATTAGCCTTGAGGCAGGCAAACCGGCTCGCCTGGAAATCACTGGACCCTGTGCCTACAATGGCCTCTCGACTGGAACAGTACCGACCGTGACCAGGAATAGAAGTCACATCCCGGCCGTCCTTGGTGCCACAGTGTCAATTAATGGCTCTGCTTACAAATTTATTTCGGCTGAATTCGATGCAAATCAATCCGCTGAGCTCGATGTAGATGCCAGTGCCAGCAACGGGTGTGGCCAGGGGAATATCACTGAAAGAGCCATCAAATGGTCGGCCAAAGTTTACGCCGACTCACAGAGTACGCTTGACCCCATCGCTGCCATCAGGGCATCGACTGAGGCAGCTACTTCTTTCTCATGGGGCAGTGGGGCTGAGGTCAAAATTGATGCCGCATATACTCAGATTACCGACTGCAAAAAATCTGATCAGAACGGGGTCACGACCTGGGACTTGAACGGCCAATGCAACAGGAACGACTTCTCACTGAGCATCAAGGGTTAATAACTTTCCAAGTCCTCATCCTCTAACAGGGGGTGGGGACTGATTGACAGGGGGCACAAATGGCAATACCGATTTCACCGAATTCAAAAAAGAGCTGGACAGACCCAGAGGATGGTTCTGTCTATCATTTCAGGTATTTGTTAGGGACTTATCAGGAGGACTATTTAGCTCTCCGCTCTTCGGCGGTGAGGTCCATCAAGGGCTTTATTCCTCAGGCTACCAAAGAGGTTAACAATGCCCATAAAGGCCTGAAATTGACAGCTGAGAAAAAGCAGGAATTGATCAGCATTCGGGCCTCAGAGCTGGCAGCTGAGCAGGTTGGAAACATAGAGACAGAGGGTCTGAGATACACTAAAAGCCTTGTCGATATTTTCCTTTGTGGTTGGGAGGGCAAGAATTTCCCTCCCTTTCCTAAAGAAGGAAAACCATCAGACTATCTGATGTTGCCAGTCCTGAATAAATTGGCCAGGGCTATCAATGACATTAGCGGGGAGCTTTGTGGACTGACGGTGTCCGACTCAAAAAACTGAATGCGGCGGTAGCTGTGGCTTGGGATCGATCATGGACGAAAACCTTTATTTGTAGAGAGTGTAAAGCAGACCGAAAACTAAAATCCAAGCTTGGCTGCGTGAGACCGACTAAAAACATTGTATGGAAAACAGATAACTGTTATGTATGCTGGGGGCATAGTGATGATTGTAAAACGTGTCACGGCAGCAACTCGATTTCGGTGCATCGGTGCCCCCGTGCCTTGGCCAAAGAGGCCGATCGGGTGCTGCCCTTTTTTGTGGACTGGGTGGAAAGTGGCCGGGTTGCCTGGCCTGATGGCGGGGCGCGGTTGAGCCAGCCTGTAAAGTTAGCGGAGGCTTTTGATATGATGTCGCATCTGTGGAATAGATACAAAGCGGAGGCCCAGAATGCCAGCTAACCTTCAAGTCGTTTTTTCCGTATTGGGTAAAAACACTGGTGAAATAGATAAGCTTCGCGGGCAGATCAACCGCTTCGGCACAGATGCTAAAGCCTCTTTTGACAAACTTG